ATGTTTTCCGCTCATCTGGAATAGGCGAATGATGATTCGTGCGTTTGATAGACTCACGTTTAGTTTCACTCCGTGTGATGAACGTTACCTCATCCCTTTGCTGGTTATAGCACGTTCACTCGTAAAGTGGATTACTCACCTAGAGTAGTTTTCAAGCTTAACAAACTTGGATACGCAAGTGAAACTTGCCGCAGGTCCGGTGTTACGGAGCATGACGATGCTTAAACCAGTTGTCGACGGGACGCCTTCGATATAGAGCACGTTACTCTGTTCTACGAGTATACTCGCATCCCCTAAAGGGTCGGGAGAGGACAAGTGCTAAACCCGAGGTGACTGAAAGAAAATCACCCAGAGTCCAGGGCGTTGAGTTCGTACACTTACGTTTGCTAGCGCGGTCAAGGCTAGAAATCTTGCACTAGCAATAGTGCCTAAGGAGGTGCAATCATGCTACCAATGCGTGAGTTGTCAGGCTATCAAGCCAAAGACTACATCTTCAGAGGTCCTTAAGAGAGGGCAAGGTTTGAAGCTGGTACTAACCGACCAAGCGGTGTGGTGATCTTGTGGGATCTGCTACGCTTAGCTAAAGCGAAGGGGGCAACATTACCAAAGTCCCTGGGTGCTAGGTCTGTGTATCGTCCGGAAATGCTCGTGACCCCGATGGTGAAATACCTGAAAGGTGGCAAGATGGGAAACTATCAGCCCGAGATCCTACATCAAGCGTATCGTAGGGTGGCACGTGCTTTCTTCGTTGGTCAGTTGAAGCCTAATGATATAGAAAGGGTAAACTACAAGGCGTCATCGTCGAGTGGTGCTCCGTTGTTTCGAAAGAAAGGGGATGTCTATGTCGAATCACTTCATGAAGCGTACGCTATCCGAAATGGAATGTGTCCGCCTCCGCTGACTGTGTATCACCGAGGTAAGAACGAGCAAGTTGTGCGTCCTGTGTACGGTTATCCGTTCTCGATGACTCTAATTGAGTCTAGATTCTTTGAACCTTACCAGTTTGAAGTAATAGGGCATCACAACCCATACGTAGGTGGTAGGACGTATAGCGCGGTTGGTTCGGATATCAACGAGCTTAGGTGGAAGAGCAATTTGATTTACGCTTTAGACTATTCTGGGTTCGATGGTTCAATATCCGCGAAGTTAATTTCCCTAGCCTTTAAAGTTATAGAGGCGAACTTCGACTTGTCGAAATCGCGTGATGCCGAAGATTGGCTTTTAGTCAAGAAGTACTTCGTCACTGCGCCGATGCTAATGCCTGATGGGAAGATGGTTACAGGCAGGCGGCATGGGGTACCAAGTGGGTCAATGTTTACTCAGATTGTAGATAGCATCGTTAATGCGATTGTTATTGAGTACTCAAAGATTCGTTTGGGGTTCATGACTTCCAGATACTACGTCCTAGGGGATGATAGTTTGATTGGGGTTGTGGGATTGGGACCGAGCTTGGCAGACCTGAAACGGGTCATGGAAGAGTTGGGGATCTACCTTAATGTAGACAAATCTCGCGTCGAGAAGTACTCGAATAAGAAGCAACACTTCTTAGGGCATTACTGGTATCAAGGAGTGATGTCTCGTGAGATCAGCGAAACCTGGGAGAAACTGCTCTGTCCCGAGAGGATAGATGTAAGACTCTTTAGTAATGATGAATTTCTGCGAAAGCAGGCGTGGCTTGAACGGCTACGCGCGTACCAGGATGATAATGGAGCAGCGTTTGATGAGATACAACTTGTCATTAATGCACTCACAGGTAAGAACTGTGATGCAACGATCTTGGATTTCGTTATTGGGAAAGCCTACCAAGAACGAATGTGGGACGAAAGTGTGAAACACGTGCTAGAGGAGAATATCCGAAGGCCCCGACGTTACACCCGTTTCTTATACGCATGTTCATAAGCCCG